GGTTTTGTTTTTGATTGTGAGTCTAGCTCCACTTTATCTGATTTCTGGGTTGCTTGTTCGGACTTCAACAGGTTCTCTCCAAACTGAATCCCGCCCTCGATCATTGAAATAACTTTACTTTCTTGCTCGACAACTGCTTCAGCTTGAGCAAGTCTTTCTTTATGAGTTTTCAATTCTTCTCTCCATTGAAGAATTTGTTTCTCTGTAATAGCCGACATTCTATATTAATAATTACTCATACAATAGCACAGTAAAACAAACTAACCATAGTTTATAGTTTGACCATTTATTACCTTGTTTTGTTGTATCCAGCCAGTAATAATATATTTTGTTTGTTTTGGTGGGAAACCTTGATGAATATATGTCCATGTAGAAGGAAACAACAATAACCTACCTTCTTTTGGTGCGACTTGATTACCATTATGAAATTGTGTCCAACCCTCATCTACAGTGTTCAAATACCAGATAAAAGTTAAATATCGTGGTCCATCTTCTCCATTCATACCTTTTAAATCAAAATCGTCATGCCATGAGTAGCCCTTACCAACTGAAGTCCTTTGTATCTGATAACCACTATCAAAAACTGTGTAATCTCCATTATTTATAAAAACAGAAATACCAAAATCTAATAATTTTGGATTAAATTTAGCTAAATCTAGAGATTGATTTAAAGAATAAATATATTCAACAATGCCCTGATACAAAGTCTCTGCTAATACTTCATCAACATCTTTCCATTCTTGTTTATTACTTATGTGTAAATCTAAACTCTCTTTTATCTGTGTATTTACGCTATAACCAGCAGTGCCTTGCAACTTATCAGGTGAATCAGACTCTTCAAATCTTCTAATAATATCTTTACAAAAATCTGAAGTTAATACATCATCTTTTATCCAAATAAATGGATCAGTAATGATACTTGTATCTTTAAACTGGTTCTGTAGGCCAGGTTGGGTTGTCGTAGTCACTTTCTGTAGCTGGTAAGTCTCTTAGTTTTTGGCGATATGTCGCCCATTCTGTTTTTTTAGCATCTGTTAAAGGAGAGTCAGTTAGTTGTGTCCAATCGCTATTTGATAATTTCAAATCTCTTTCAAATCTCATTTGACCTAAAGCATTTGTGATATTATTGTTAGCTACAACATCAGGAGAAGAAGGTAGGGCAGCATCAAAATCTGTTACAGCCTGTTGATATATTCCTAATTCTGAAAGTTCTTCTATGGAACCATCATTTTTTTCAACATGACCTTTTGATATAGAACTATCCCACTCAACTGCCCATACATCTGCTGGCAACCAAGATGACATATCTACATTTGGAACAATTACGGAATCTTTAACTATAGTTTTATCTTCAGCAACGATTGTTAATTTCATAGTTGATCCTCCAATAAATTTGTAATATTAATATTTTCTATTTTAGGGGTTTCGGGAGCTAAAGGCATATCCATGCGTTTTACCATTTCATTTCTAAATGATTCAACAGCAGCCCCACTCATTCTTGTATTTTGGCTGTTTTCTATAGCTAACATAGGTAACCAAGCAACTGCACAAGCCCACTCTTCTACATCTTGCCCATTCTGCGGATTAACACCCTGTACTTTTGTAAACCATGCACACTGTAATCCTATACAAGTTTTACCCATAAGAGGGCAATAATCTCCACTTTCAACTTTTATAGTCATTAGTTTTTACTTGCAATAATAACGTCTAAATATTGAACTGCCAAATTTATAGCCGTACCAGAAAAACTGTGGTTGTGAGCAGAGCCACTAAAACCGTGATTGTGTGAACCGCCTCCACCAGTATTGTTAGTAGAAAAACTTGTGCTGTTGGTATTACAACCAAATGTTCCAGGAATACCAGCTTGAGGTATGTTAGGGCCACAACCAAGACCAGCATTTCTTTGCGTCATGCTGTGATTGTGTGCTGGTATTTGAGATGTAGATAAAGTATGGTTGCTAACTGTACCACCAGCAGATGTATTAGCAATAGAACCAGATACAGATTTACTTGCAAAGGCTGTTGTAAAAGCAACAGAACCGCCTGATCCAGCCGATCCAGATACAACTCTTAAGGCTCTATTATTTGTACCGCTAGTGTCTTTAGTCCAACCAGTAGGTGCTGATGTTTGCTGAAATATCATTCTTGTGCCAGAAGGAAATGAAGCAATACCTGTAAGGTTTGAACCATCGCCATATAAAGTATCAAAATATCCATTTGCTACTCTTAAACTATTTGACCCAATATTGTAAGTGCTGTCAGCACCAGGGTCTAAATTTCCACTTCCATCTATTACCCATCTATTAGTATTGTTTTCTCTAAATATTATTCCAGAAGAACCGCCAAGAATATATAAAAAATTATCATGTGCTTGAATTTTTGGAGATGTAGTATTACCTGACCAAGTACCGTTTGTAAATCTAATGTCGCTATTAGCTGCAATGCTAACAGCCCCAGCACCGCCAGAAAATGTAATGTCTCCTGTTGCCGTATCTGCTGAGTTACCAGAACCATTAATACCTTTAGACGTACCATCAACAAAGAAACCATTATCAGCCCTTATGTATCTAGGTGTATAAATATTTTTATTTGTTGATTGGTTAATTCTTAGCCATGTTGTATCGTGACAACCTATTTCTCCAACTCTTGTAGTACCGTTATAAAACTGAAGATGATCTGAAGTATTGTTATCAGCTTTTTTAATATGTAATTCAGTTTGTGCAGAACCATCTCCAATCGTGAGAGTTCCGAGCATTGTGTCATTAGCATTTGACTTTAAAAAATTACCGCTAATTCTTGCATCGGGTATTGTGCCTGCATTTAAGTTACTAGCATTTCTATAGTATGAACCTTCCTGTCCATCTAACTTATCGCTATCAAGCCCACTTCCACTACCATCATTAGCTGCTGTCCAAACCTTACTATTATTGACTCTTAGTTCTGCTGCTCCATCAAAATTACATATATTATCATTAGCATCATCAATTAAAATTAAAGATAAACCACTTTTAAAAACAAGTCCTTCGCCTGGATCGTTAAATGCTAATGAATTTACACCCGAAATATCGTAATTATTACCTGTTATTCCACCATTAGCTAAATCTCCAACATTTATTCCATTAGAAAATGTTTTTGTGCCTGTAATAGTAGCTGGTATTCTAGCTGCTGGAATTGTGCCACTTGTTAATAAATCAGCACTATGATTAGCAAGTGAAAATGTAAACGACTCTGTTGCAGTTCCTCCAGCATCTAAATTTGTTATAGATATGCCAGTTCCAGCTGCTACATTTGCTCCGTCTAAAACTGTAACCGCTGTGTTAACTCCCTGCTGTGTTCTATAAAGAAGTAAACCTTGTGAAGAGTCAAACCCTAACTGTCCATCTGCACTAAAATTACTTTTTTCTAAATTATCAAAGGTTATTATTCTTGCTGCACAGTCTTCAATGTCAGAAACTCTACCAGATGGTATTGTTCCAGAGTTAAGGTTTGAAGCATTACCAGCCGTAAAACCTCCCGAAGTTCCTGTAATGTTGCTTGAAGTTAGTGCAACTGTCCCTGTTGTATCAGGAAAAGTGAAAGTTCTGTCAGCAGATAAACTTTGAAAACTTAAAAATCCCTCGATAGTATGTTGTCCACTTTTTGCAAATCTATATGAGTCAGTACCACTATTTGCTCTGAAATAAATAGCACCATCTTCTTCTTCACCAGCTTCAAACAAAATATGATCAGCAGCGTCTAATTTAACATCATTACCAGCACCAGTTGATTGAACAACAACCTGACCAGCTTTTGTGTAAGTATTAGGAAGTCTTGCTGCTGGTATAGTTCCAGATGATATATTGCTTGCGTTTAAGTTAGTTAAACTTGCACCACTACCATTAAAAGCAGTAGCAGTAAGAAGGCCTGTTGAAGGATTATATGACATTCCATCGGCATTATCTGATTGTAATTGAGATGTGCCAGTAGCAGCCGACAAGAAAGGAACACGATAAGCAGTATTCGTTGTGTTATTAGCAACAGCAGTTACATTAGTCGCTTCCGTTGCTGTTGCTGCTGCGATTCCAAGAGCATCTATGTCTGATTTTGTTTGATCTGCTGTAGCTCCAGACTCTATGCCATCAAGTTTTGAACCATCAGTTGCCAAGTCTCTACCATCTACAGTTCCTGATACTGTGATATTTCCTGTGACTGATACACCTCCAGTGAGGGTTTCTAATTTTTTACTTCCTTGAAAATGTAATTCTGCCCCTCGATCTGAATTACCTTTAAAGAATGATTCGTAAGCACCACTAGATTTATTTTCAATTATAAAAGAATCGTCAGCTATAGCTTGCCTAATTCTTGAAAAATCATTATTTTGTCCACCCCCAGAATTTAAAAGTATTATTCCATCACCAGAACCAGAGGCTCCTTGAGTTTTTAATACAGGAGCATTTACAAGACCAGCTTCAACTGTCTGATTTCCAAAATCAGGGTCAATTTTTGTTCCAGCTATTGCAGCACCACCAGCTATTTTTGCATTTGTAATTACATTATTATCAATAGTAAAAGTTGCACCGCCATTGCTAACAGTTATATCTCCTTTATCTCCATCACTTACACCTGACGCAGCACCTATTTCTTGGATAGCTCCATTGTCTTTTTTAGTAAAAAGTTGCCCCGAATCTGTCCTTAAAGCAACTTCTCCGACAACTAGATCACTAGCACCTGGATCACTACCAGAACCATTTTTAAGTTTGATTTGATTTGCCATCTGGACACCTCCTTAAAAATTGATTTCTAATATGTACCCCCATTAATATCAAATCCAGAAGTTGATCCATCTTCTAAAAATGTAACCAGGTCAGATAAAGCAACTTGCTTCATGGTTCCATTATCATTACAAACAAATCTGTCCGCTGTAGCAAGAGTTGTTGAGGTTGCAGAGGTATTTCCATCTATAATATTTAATTCAGTTGTTGTTACAACCGCACCATCTAAAATTTGAACTTCTGCCTCAGTTAAATCAGCCAAAGCATTTGCTGTTGTCTGACCCATAGTTGCAAGCTCTGTCAACTTATTTGAGTGTGGTTCGACATCTGTTCCAATAACTAAACCTAAGTTTGATCTTGCATTACTAGCTGAAGTTGCACCCGTTCCACCGTCTGAAACAGCTAGAGTTCCTGTAATGGAACTAGCGGAAAGGTTTACAGCCAGTTCTGTCGATTCAAAAACAAGACCCCCATTTGATTTGAGATCAAGAGAAAGAGTATTTCCTGATTTATCTAAGCCATCACCAGCTATGATCTGACCAGCCCCCGAAAACTGCGAGAAAACCAAATTATTTGTTCCTACAACGGCACTGCCCTTGTTACTTGTACAAACAAAACCATTTTCAGCATTTACTGTTCCCTGTTCTACGAAAACAAACGCACCAGCAGCATCAGCACCGTTAGCTAAATCATCTACCCTGGTTGGAGCACCAGAAGCATTGACTTTATAAATACCATTTTCTGTCTGAGTACTTTGGTCTTTGATAAGTATTCTGTCATTAGTTGATAAAGAAACACCATCAATCGTTGATCCATTAGCAA